GCATTTCCACATATTTTTGAACTTGGACACGCCTGTAGGGCCAAGCTGAAACACCATCTCCGTTAGAGTGTGTTGTGCAGTCGTTGGTAAATTAGTGACACCATTGTTTTCCATAAGTGTTCTAGCTTTACCAATCGCATTGTTTAAATCTTCATCAAATACTTCTTGTAATTCTTCTTTTGTATAAGTTTTACCTTCTTCAAAACTATCTTCAGGGGTAACTTTATGACCCCAGCCTATCGTAGCGAACCCTTCCGTGTCCATGTATACGTGATCTCTGAAGCCTTCAGATAGTTTTACTGAACCAGCTAATTCGTCGTATGTCATTTTTTTCTTATTACCTTTTGTAAAGTTCTTGCTTGTTTAGCATGAGTTTTTGATGCTTTTTTTAACCCTTTAATAACTTTTTTAACTGTCTTTACTTTATTTTTTCCCATTACTTAGCAATACCTTTAGCCTTCTCGAAGGAGCGCATACCCGCGACGCCGAGCATTGAGGTGACTATAGCTAGTAAAGGCCCAGTCTCGATAGCAGGCGGTACAATATCCATACCTGAAAATTTTGCATACCATTCAATACATGGTGATAAAATAAAAGCAAAAAATAAGGCAAGGGCTCCACACCAACCAATCGCTGGTCGCCAGCCAGCAACGAATACGCTGCGATGGCTGGCTTCCTTTGCATTAACATCTAATTGTTTTTCTGCAAGCTTTTGTTGTAAGCGTTGCATTAAAATCTTTTTATCTAATTTCTCTTCCTCACTTGTATGAAGTTCATCGACAACTTTTGAAATGGTTGCTAAGGCTCCACCTTTTCCACCACCAAGTAAACCGCCGAGTAGATTAAGCACTATGCTGCTCCGCCTGTCATCCAGCTAATTACCCAGAGAACAACGATAGCTACAATAGCCGCTTTGATCCAGTCCTTCATTTTCCAGTCCGACCATTCTTTGATATGGTCCCATAGGTCTTTCAGTAGATTCATACTACCTCCTTTTTAAAAAAAGAATTATACTATTTTACGCCTTTGAAAGCTACCTTTTTAATTTGAGCATTACTTGTCTGCCCTTGTGGTCCACTTCCTTTATTTTGTTTTACAACAAAAGGAGAAATACTTACTTCAGCAGTTGAAGCTGTACCTCTGTTTGAAAACGGATTTTTTTGAGGAACAATCGTCATTTTTGCATTTTTAAACTTCATTAATACCCTCTCTTTGCTATACCAAAACCTCTTTTGGCAATTCTTGTTCTAGATGATTTCTTTTTAACGATACCACCTTTTTTCATTTTAATTACACCTTTACCCATTAAAATATCTTTTTGAGTAACTTCACCATCACCTGATAAATCAGGGAAACCACCTTTTGCTAAATTAGCTGGAAGTTTTTCAGTAACTACTTCACCATCTCTTTTTATTATTTTTATTTCCTCTTTGTTAAGGTTTCCAGGTGTAATTTTTTGTTCTTTGAAACCATCACCATCAGAATAAACTACGTAGGCACCATCTTCTCTATTAACTATTTTCACATTATCAGCTACTTTGGCTGCTTTTGGTAAACTAACTTTTGTTGAATCTAATGACATGGCTAATGTATAGTGGGTTTTATGAGATTTAGCAAGTCTCTTCCATTATGATCCATAATTTTTTGAAATTCTATCTCTGATAAGTTATTATGATACAATATTTTAGCTACAGCCATCATGGACCCCGCTAAAAGTATCTGATCTTCTTGATTTTTAGTAGTTTGATCACAAAATGCCAATAAATTATCAAAAAATTCTTGTAATCTGTCAGTTGCAGTATTCATATTGTTAATATTAGACACAATCATCAGTTTTACAACTAAGTTTTACGTTTTTTAGAAATTCCTGCTTGATTAAGTGCTATTGCAATAGCTTGTTTACGTGATTTTACCTTTTTTTTAGATTTTCCTATGTTTAATTTTTTATCTTTAAACTCTTTCATTACTTTTGATACTTTTTTAGTCGCTGAACCACCTTTTTTAAACCCTTGAAGTGATACATACTGAGAAGGTTGCACTCCTGCCTTAATTAATTTTGCTATTCTTTTTGGATCAATGGATTGACCTCTATTTTGAAGTTGTCTTCGAAGTCTTCGTATCTCTGCTGCTGATAATCCTTTAACCATTAGCTGCCTCTTTGCTTAGACATGTTAACATTTGCTCGTAATTGAGCAATATCTTCTTGCGATTGTATTTTTTCTCTTGCAATATTTTCCTGTTCACTAATTTTTTCTTTATCTAACTCTAAACGTTGTTGATCATCAAAAGCTCGTCGTTGAATTTCTGCTTCTTGAATGTCTAAATCACGTTTTTTAAGTTCTAATAATGGATCTGCTTGATTTGTTTCTAAATATTCTTGTTCTTCTGCTACCATTTCTTCAGTGTTTTTTGCCACCAAAGCAGAAATTTCTTTTTCATTTTGCATTTGAAATGTTTGCATCAATTCTGGTGGCACTTGTCCTCCAAATTTCATTGCTTGTTCTTGGATAAGTGGTGCATTCTTTGCTTCAATTTCTTCTCTTGCTTGCTGTGAAATATGATCAGATACATGACTTTGTAAAATTAATAATATTTGAGGATTATTTTTTACTAAGAAAGAAGACATAAAGGCACGATGAGCATTGATATGTTCCCTGTGATCTTGACCTGGGAAAACTTGGAAGGGAGTTCCGCGTAAAGCGAATGAATTTTCTTTTCCTGGGTCAAGAGGGACAGGAGGTTGTGGAGGCGGGAGGATTGAATCTATACCATCCACACCCAAGGCCATATACATTCTTCTGTATGCTTCGTAAATATTATGAATATCTGGATTACTTTGTGCTAATTGTAATTGTGTTTGTGCCAACGATATACGTTGCGTCATAGAAAAAATATTTGGATCACTTACAGGAATTACATCAACACGATCATCAAAGTCTGCTAATTTAATTTGTCTATCTCCACCACGAACTGAGTATGGATAACTAGGTGGCAAGTATTCTGAAAATACTCTAGCTAATATTTTAAACTCGATATGTTGTGCGTAATGCAATCTTTTATGTATACTAGACATGACCCGTGAACCACGTTCCAATAATGCCATTGTTGTACCCACTGGATTGGCTTGCGAACCATCACCAATTTTTTGATCTGCAATAGAAGCGAACTCTCTACCACTTTGTACGACAAATCCTAATAGTTGAAATAATGTTTGGTCAGGACCCTTATAAGGTAATGGCATTAAACCATCACGAATGGCACCGCCTGGTGCGTCTACGTCTCTAAATTCACCTGGCTGTATTGGGTTATCATCATCCCTGATTCGAAGACCACGGGCCTTGAATCCTGCTGGTAAGTTTGACAATGTTCCCGCATCAATAAGTTGACGGAGCGCAGAGGTAGCCGTTCTTGATAAACCCCCGAGCATATGTATAAGCCCAAAGCCATAAAAACCAAGACCAGGTAAAAACTTAAAGTGTACGAAGTAAGATATTTTTTGTTTAGTCGGATCGTCTGGCCTGTAATTTCTGTATATAGATAATACTTCTCCCGAGTTTTGATCAATTGTGATAATATAAGGTAGCTTGATTCCAGTTGATTCTCCGTTTCTATCTTTGTCTTCAAACCCTTCAATATCGCATTCTGCGTGAAACTCTATTAGATTAAAGTCATACTCATCATCTGTTTTTTGCACACCCTCTAGCTTATCCATTTTTTCTTGAATTGGATTTTCTTCAGAGATGCCAGGGTTTAAATCAATGTCACGATAAAAACCTGATACTTGTTTTTTACGTAAATCATTTTCAGACATTTTTAAAACATGAGCAATACGTTCTGCCGTCATCAAGTCAGTAGCATTATATGGCACTACTAAATTTTCACTTGGAATAAATTTTGCAACAGCTCTGTTTAAAGAAGCATCATAATAAACTTTTTTAAAAGCGGAACCTGCTAAAGGTAAATGAAATAACAGCTGATCCATTTCAGGATCATATTCTTGCATCACGTTTGTGATTTGATAATTCATAAAATCTTTTACACGCTCTGCTTGTGCTTCTTTATCAATTGTTACCTCACCAACAATGTTTACATCAACTGGTCCTTTTGCTGGTAGCATTTCTCTATATGCGTGTGCTTGAAACTGTGTGACGGATTCTGCTAATAGTGGATGAGTGACACCACTCGCCCCTTGAAAGGGTTGTGAGCGTTCATCGTATTTAAATCCGAGTAGATCTAAACCTTTTGAAAAACCTTCTTCCCAATCTTTTCGTGAATCTTTGTCATCTTCAAACTCACCTAATAATTTATTTGAAATTCTTTGTAGTTCATCTTCTGATACAACTTCTGCTAAGTTAGCATAAAAATCTGTTGAAGGTGCTTCTAGAGGAGGATTAATTAACGCCCCTCCATCTTCTGTCATTTCAATATTTATTTCTGGAGATTCTCCAGGTGTTTCAACAACAACCTCATCTTTTATTTCTATCTCTGCATTTTCTGGTTGTATTTTTTTATCTATGGCCATAACTTCCTTTTATTGTAATTTAGTTAAACATTCTACTTAATTTATTCATGCCTCTTGTAATAAAATCTTTTGTGCTTTCTGTTGCTTCCGCAGCTGTCGTAACACTATCCGTTGCTTTAGCTTTTTCTAAGGCAGAACCTTGCATCATATTAATGCTATTAATTAGAAGATTAATATTGTCTTCTGAGGTTCCTCCAAAGTCTACTTTTTTGTCACCTATTGAGTCTGCTTTTGCAAGCTCTAAGGCTAATCGTATTACTTGACTGTCATTTAAAGGACCACCCTTTTCCTTATACGTTTTAGTCAGCACCTTTTCAATTAACATTAAATTTTCATCAGAAATTTCTCCTTTACCACGAAGATCAGGCATATCAACTGGACCACCTTTTTCAAAATTAGGTATTTTGCTTTTTAATAAGTTTGCCAACATATTCTCACCTTCAACCATTTTTTCTGCTGCGGGTTCCATGATCATTGGATCTATAATATTTTCTTTTCCTTTTATTGCTAAGTCAACAACTTCAGGTGCACCCATGGCTGCTGTACCAAAAGGACCAGCCGCGACTCCTACCGCTTTACCAAAGGTTCCTTTACTAACTAAAGTGACAAGAGCAGTAAGTGCTGCTTTTGCTTTTTTCGTTTGACCTGCTTGAAATAATTTATCTATCTGCGCTAAAGTAAAATCTAAATTTAATTTTTGTTTAGCGCTCATTTTAACTTTATCAGCTAACTCTTGTATTTTTGTATAAATCTTTGATTGTATTTTTGGTTTGTCTACCCCTACAGCTGATGCTTTGGTTTTAAAAACAAAGTCAAAATTCTTATCAAGATATTTATTTTGAAAAGCCATGCTAATAACAGGCTTATTATTTTTAATTGTAATAGCATTTTTATATTTTGGTTTTACTTTAACTTTTCCATCTTTATCAACCGTTACACCTTTATCTAAAATATCTTTACGCATTTGTTCTGCATAACCAGATAAGAAACCTGAATTCTTGATTGTTGCTATTTGACTATCATTTAATCCTTTCAGTGCCGTGGTCCGATATTTTTTCATCGCTTTGTTAAAACCATTAAAGTCATCTTCATAGTCCATGATATTTGGTACATTAACAATGTTTCTTATTTGAGCAGAAGATATTCCTTTTTTCTTAAACATTTCAAAAAGTTCAGGACCCATGGTTCTTTCAACATCTGATCCTTTTAAAATATTAACAATACGTGAGGAAGGTCTTTTTGTTACTGTATCACTTGGCACGTTCAACGCATCCATAACGTCAACCATTGTTTCAGTAGTCGATCCTAATTTTGGTGTCTGCTTTAAATTTTCTACAAGTTGCCCTAATAACGCATCACCGCCATTGCTCATTTGAACAATACCACCATCTTTTTTGACAATCTTTGGTCCAACACCAAATGATTTTAACAATTGAAGAACCTCTGAATCTTTTAAATCTGATATTGTTTGAATAGTTGATTTATCCAAATTATCACGTTTAAAGTATCCATCTGAAATCATTTTGTCCAAAAGTAAGTTTTTCAACGGATTGTCAAATGTTTCTGCCATTAGTAATATTCCCTTTGTTGCGTGATCCGTGGTTCATCCTGATAGTCATCTGGTAAATTAATAAAATTACCTTGACGAAAACGCATTAATGCTTGTGTAGTAGAATCCACTAAATCATCATGCTCACCATAAGGGAAAGCAGCGCATTCTTCAATAACTTCTTCTGCCCATCTTTTATCTGGATAGTACACCTTTCCTGCTTCAAATAAAGGAGCAACGGAGTTAACTCGTACATGCTTATCGTTTCCTTTACTTGGTGTAAAATTCACGACAGGGACTCCTAATTGACGTAATTCGTGAGTTAGGGGGGTGCCACTTGCTTTTGCTTCAATAATGATAGTCTCTGGTTCCCAGTACTTATACTCCTCCAACGCAATTTTTTTTAATTCAGGGAAGTCCCACCTCCCTTTTTTTACATCAAGCAAAATTAGGTGGGGACCCTTAAATGGAGGATAGAAAACTCCCCACGTAGTGATTGCAGAAAAATCGGCTGTTTCTTTTTTACTGAATGCTGTGTCATAACTTTGTATGATGTGTATCAAATCAGGTATATTTTCCTTATCCCACATCTGCCACCATTCACGTTTAATTATAGATCCTTCCTCTGAGGTTGGATTTTGTTGCCATTGTGCTTGCCACTTTGATTCTGATAAAGATGCTTTTACACCCTCTAATTCTTCTAACTTCCAATAGTTCGGCCAGACAGGTGTGTTGCTTGGCATGATTGCAGGAAATTCTATTACCTCCCACTTATCAGCTTTTGGTTCTGATTGTGCGTTTAACAATTTGCCTGTTAAATCTTTCGTGGACCAACGTGTCATAACAATGACGATTGCACCACCTGGCTGTAGACGTTGACGAGGACCAGAGGTGTACCACTCGTAAGCGGAATCCATAGCCGTGTCACTTAATGCGTCTTGCTCGGAATGTGGATCATCGATAATGAGTAAGTCTGCACCACGCCCTGTGATGGCACCGCCGATACCTGCTGCATAATATTCTCCGCCTTTATTTGTTTCCCATCTACCAGCGGCTTTGGAATCTGCTGCAATACGACAATCTTCAAAGACTTGTCTAAAACTTTCTTGATCAACAAGATTCTTCATCTTACGACCAAACCTTACTGCTAGTTCACCTGTGTGTGTTGTTTGTATTACTTTTAATTTTGGATTTTTTCCTACCATCCACGCAGGAAACAAATAGGAGGCAAATTCTGATTTAGTGTGTCGGGGTGGCATATTAACGATCAATCGCTTAATCTTTCCATTGGCAATATCTTCAAACTTCTTTGCTATCTTGCGATGATGATCACCTTCAATAAATTCTGGCCAGACGTGTTTGACAAAGGGGATAAACCTTTTTTCTGCTAGATTTAACTTTCTTAATTGCTCTTCCAATAATTCTGTTTGGAGTTGGACCTCCGTTTTGTTTT